CAGCAAGGCGAGTAGAAACAATAAAGTGAAAACCCATAAACGTATTTATTTCTCCATTTACGAGAGCTTTCACAGAATTATAATCTGAACTCGTTACTTGAGTAGTACCAAGTAAAGCTTCTAACTGCGCTGGCCCAATAGCAAAATACAGAGGCTCTGCATCTGGATCAACATCAGAATCAAGCAGTTTTTTCTTAGCCGAAATGATCTTAGCGATTGTTAAATCGGCTGAACCATGAGCCACTTGTTGCGCACTCGGCAAACTTACAGATGAAGCAACATCGCTATCGCTTACTGAATAAGCATTGCCTGAAGCAGCAGCAATAATTTCGTCATCCTTTTGACGATTAAGAGCCATCAACAAAGTCTTCATAGTCGGGCTGGTAGGATCTTTAGACATCTTGACTCGGTCAGGATTATCAATAAGATCAGCAGCTCTAAAGGTGTTAAAGGTAACACGCCTTCGACTGTAAGGGACCTCTGTTAATGGAGTATCTTCGTGACGACTCACAGCTTTTTGCATAATTACACTATCTAACCTATCGAAATGAAAGGCCTTAGCGTCATTTACGCTTTCCATGCGTACCGCATTGGCAAGCTTGGAGTTTTTCTGTTGAGAAAGATGGATGAACGTATCCGCCCAGTCTTGCTCAAACGCTTTGGTGATTTGAGTGGACATCAGCTAACTCCTTATAGCTAGATTATTAAATTAGAAGAGTTAGCCGATCGTTCGGGCTCTTCCGAGGCTAAGCCTCAAAAAAGGTTCCGGCCCTAGAAGGGTTATCGGGTCAGTCTATAAAAAAGAAATTATCCGACAGATACGGGTTTCTTTTTTCGTTTTCCCTTCCGCTTTGAAGTCTTAGGAGAAGGTCGTGCCTTAGCAGCAACCTTCTCTCCAAGACCTACCACAAACGAAGGAGAGCCAACCTCAGGAGGAGACTGAATTCTATCTGAGGCTGGACACAACATATACACTAAATCAGGATTGTATACAACAGTTTTATATGCCTCGCAACCATCATCGACATAATGAGTGCATTGACGACACGTAATCGGTTTGCCGTCTCCCATTATTCCTCCTGATAAACAAGCTCATATAACTTCTCTACTTCGGCAATAGCTTTCTGATGATCACGATGCTCAGCCGAATTATAAGCTTCATGTAAAGAATGACTCGGATCACTGCGGATCGCATCGATCTCTGTCTGGGCAACAGCAGGACTGAGAAACCTGTCGGAATTAACCTGACCAGTAAAACTACCTTCACCCATTTGAGTCCCAATCTGATGAAACATTCGTATCAAGGTAGGACTCGAATCAAGACCATTCGTAGCAAGATATTCACGATCCTTGTCAGTAGCAAACTGATTAAAAGCCCTGACAGCTGTAGAAAGGTTTTCGTCATAAGCCCGACCCCAGTCATTCTGAAGCTCAGTCGTATTATCGGCAGACGCCTTGGCTTGAAAATTCTTAATATCGTTTATAGATTCAAAAGCCATGTTGTTATAAAAATCAAGAACAAACTTCGCTTGATTATTGGTAAACCCGTGATCGTAAGCCTGACTTAAAAACTCATTCTGGTTCTCAAAATTATACTCACCCTCAGGTATTTTGTCAGGAGGCGTATACTCATACTTATCAGCTCCCTCAGGACGACCTAGCTTGTCCCAGATATCGCCCATCGATTCTGGCGTCTGTTCCTCTGGTATAGATATCGATTGCCCACGGAAGGATTCCATGTGTTTATATCCTTTCGCCAGCGAGGCAACGTCTTTAAACTTGCCTAGGCTACTATCATCCTGCAACTCCTCAGGCAAATTCTCCATCCACGATTCCTGAAAAACATTATCTGGCAACTCTTCAGCAGACATATTACCCGACCCATCATCTGAATTAGCCGTTTCTACGGGTTCAGTGATTTCTTCTTCTGACATAAAACCTCCTGTTATTTTAGTTTTTTAAGCTTCGATCTTAACTTCCCCATCTCTCGCTCATGGATCTTATCTTCCTCTGGAATGCTATGACCTCCAGTTACAGCCCTATGCTCTTGGATAAGATCGTGCATCTCCATAAGAATGTCAGTTTTCATCTCTTCTGGTGTAGAAGATTTCCTCAATGATGCTGTAAGTTTCCTCTTCGGAGCGACCTTCTTAGTCTTGCCCTTCATTTCCTTTTCAGAAACAGGCTTTAGCTTAGGCCGAGGAGGACTTAACTGCTCCTTCTTATCAGCAGCGCTATCAGGAGCTTTTTTGTTTCCGCCCTGTACCTTTCGACCTTTCTTCGGAACGCTACTAGGTTTCTGCCCACGCTGATAAGCAATGCTCTGCTGTTCTCTAACCTGAGCAGATCTCTTTCTAACTGTATCCTTTATCCAGTCAGGAACTTTCTTAAACGCATTCGGTCTACGCCTTTGCAAATCTAAATACCTTGCAACTTGTTCGTTAGACAAAGTCTGGGCTGGCTTTTTCTTTTCCGTAGAAGGTTTCTTCTTAGGAGTAGTCTTCTTAGTATCAGGCGTCTTGTCTTTCTTAGGAACCTTCTTGAATAACTGCGGAAACTTTTTACGAGCAATCAAAAACCCATACTTTTTAGCAGCTCGCCTTCCAGCAACACCGATTGCCATCCAAAGTCCAGCCGCTACAACAGGAGCTACCATGACTATTTCCCTTTCTTTTTAGGTGGTGGATACATGTGAGATTTCTTTTTACGCTTAGAAATTAAAGAAGCAGTCGTACCAGCAAGAGCTGTAGCTGCAACTGGAGCATTCATAAGAGCTTTATTATGAGACAAACTAGCTTGCAAGGCGTCTTTTTTAGTCCAACCTGGGGCAGATTTTTGAAAAGGGGAAGATAACATATCCTCGCCAAACTCCCTCGCCTCTTTATCCGAATAATTCATACTATCAGTACGCGGATCAGGATTGAATTTTTTACCTTCCCGTTGTCCCTTCGTATCCTTTCTAAACTTTTTAGCAGACTTCACAGCAGGCTTATCCGCTTCCTTCTCTTGCTTGAGAAGTTTTTTCTCTTTTTTCTCAACAATCTTATCCGTCCTATCAGCGATTTTCTTATCCTTAAGAGCCTTATCCTTCTGAGCATTTAACTTTTTCAGCAAATCAGCGTCGCTTGGCTTAGACTTCTTAAAAAGATCAATCCCTTTTTTCGTAGCCTTATAAATCGCATTCCCCATGATAACGCCATATCTAAGAATCAACCCAGCCAACTGTCCCATTACTTTCCTTTTCTAACATCACGGTTATTATAATTATCGATCCTAGTCTGGATCTGCAAGAAGATCGAACGCTGTCCCTCCTTGTAAGCCGTCATGTGAGTATCGGCATCAAAAGAAGAAACGTCGTGGTAAACAGTTCTTAATAAGTCCAGCACTTGCTCGCCATAAGGACCAGCAAAAGTTCTGTAAAAAGATTCGTCAATAGCCGCCTCTGAATCAGGCAACTCCTGCTGGAATTTGACTTTGGGTGCCACCTAGTACTCCTCCTCCCTGTTCACCAAGCACCTTCAATAACGGTGCGGTCTTGCTCATAGAATCCATACCTTCCTGCATCTGCTGACCTTCTTTTTCAGCCTGAGCCGCTTGCGCTTTCTCAGCCTGCATCTTCTCGGTATCTGCCTTGCTTCTTACAACCTCGGGCGGAACGCCCATAAGCGGAGCTGCGAACCGAGAAGCTTCCTGAAGATTCTGAACATCAAGCACACCAGGATCGGCTGAAGAAAACTCTATATTCATCTGCGACCAACGCTGGATCGCCTGAACCTGAGCCAGTTTCTGAGCGCGAGCCAACTGGCCTGTGTAAACAATATCCAATGTATCCAACCCGTCAAGTTCTTGGGGAGGATTACTGATAGCCTTGGTGCGAACCATAATAGCCGCACAACGCTCGAGCATCGGACCTAGAACCTCGGACTCGAATCTGGAGACAGTAGGGCCAAGCAAACGCTCGATCTCACCACGGACAGTAATAACCTCCTCAGCGGTCATAGCCTTACCACGAGGAAGATTCAACTGATCCACCAGATACAT